TGCTGTGCTCCTTTCACTTTGACTTCATAACAAATGACGTATTTTCTCCATAACGCAAAAAAGAGGACATCTTCTAAATTTCTTTAGAAAATGTCCTCTTAGTAGTTCATATTTGATTGAATCTTTTTCTTTTCAGATTGTGTATTCTTTCATACTGATGTAAATGACTATGTCAAAATGCGTCTTTTAATGCGTCCTTTGACGTACTCAAATGCCTCAACCCCGCATAAACACTAGGTTTATTTATCCAAGCTCTTCATCGTCGGGATTAGGATTTTCGCTCTTAAATAAGTGCTCATATCTTCTTATAACCCCACCAATGCAAGGCTCAAAGCCATTTGTATTTCACATAACTCCGTATAAGTTTTTATATCTCTGTCGTAAAATGTCGTAAAAGTTGTCGTAAAACCTCTAACAGATTTTTATTTTACCTTCCAATCTTGCAAAGGATTCCTGCTTACGTTCCTTTGTGGCTTCATTGTAAATATTCATCGTGGTAGTAATGTCACTATGTCCCATAATCTCCTGAATAATCTTTAAATCCTTTTCATTCTCACACAACCTTGTGCAAAAGGTATGTCTAAGATTATGGACGCTAAAGTGTGGTATCAATACAGGCTGTCTATGTTCTTTCTTGGCTTGTATTTTCTCCTGTTCATTACATGCTGTATAAATACGCTTAATCGCACGATTTATTGTCTGTGGGTTATGTACATAGCCACAACGATTTGTAAACACAAAACCGGAATAGCCATCAATAATAGTGGTATTAAATCCACATTTCATCTGTTGCTGTCTTTCCTGTAATAGTGCTTTTCTCACAGCTGTAAACATTGGTACTATTCTTTTTCCTGATTCTGTCTTTGGTGTAGTAATGTGCATTTCACATTTCCCATCATCTTGCTGTCGGTAAATCAGATTATGGTTAATGTAGATAAGATTTTCTGTAAAATCACAATCGTCCCATGTCAAACCGATAATCTCACCTATTCTACATCCTGTACCCAATAGAACAGTAAATAAAGGCAACCAATGTTTATAAGTATCTGAATTCGCAACAAAATCAATGAATAACGACTGCTGCCCCTCTGTTAATGCATGACGTTTTGGTTTCTCCCAATTATGGCTCTTTTTAATCTCACCCATAACACCATCTGAAGGATTTGTACGAATATATCCATCCCTTACAGCCATCGTAAATACAGGATGTAATATCGTATGGATTATTTCCATGCTGTTCGGCTTAAACTTCTTTTCCAGTATTAGGCTGTTGTAAAATTTCTTCACATCACTATATTTTATACTTGAAATTCGTCTTTTCCCGATGGTCTCGCTCACATACTTTTTGTACATATACAAATAATTTGTCCTTGTTGATGGTTTTAATTCCTTTGTTGACATATATGTATCAAACAACTGGTTTACTGTCATGCTATTAGCTGTATGTGTACTGATACCATCCTCTAAATCTCGTCTTATCTGCTTTTCCATTTCCCTAAGACTTAATTCACAGCGTTTTCCTTCTGGTACTTTATCGGTAGCAACTAATTTCCAACTGTACGCACTTCTACGTGTTCCGTTTACATCAACATACTTAAATTCATACTTACCATCTTTTCTTTGGCTCTCTCCATTTTGCAAAATTCTATTTTTGCTATCTCTTCTCTTTTCAGACATAATAAAATCTCCTTTCCGAAAAGAGCCATGATATAGTATGGATTTATCATACCATACCATGCTCTAATCTTCTATATTTTTTTAAACAACCTTCTGCAAATCCATGTACTGCTCAAACAGTTTTCTTTTTATCTGCTTTCGATTTCCGTTCCAAAACCAAAAATCAGCATCTGGATTTTCTTTTATAATTTCTCTTATGGTGTTCTCACCGATACGAAAATAAACTGCTGCTTCTTCTATGGATAATGAATACTTTTCCCAAACAGGAACTACAATCTCCTTTGCCATAGCAACTACACCTCGCTTTCATTAGCAAGATAATGCTTGCTGTTAATGGCTCTAATGTCCGTATTCATTAATGCCATATATACTTTTTCAGGAACATAATCCTTTAATGCTTTTGCTTTAGTTACCAATATTCCCTGTTTTATATCGCAATAAATATCTAACGCACGATTATATGTATCAATGCCGGTTGAACTAATCCACTTACCACCATCATTGATTTTCACACTATATTTTCTCGTTACAGGATTTTGTTTTATATTGGTCTTACCCACTTCAAGTGTTTCATAAAAAGCATTTATGCTATGTGGAACAATCAGGCACAAATCGGGATGATACTGCTTATTTCCATATCGCAAAATATCCTTATCAACATCCATCTGTTCACCATTGACTTCATAAAAATTTTCATCCAACCACTCATAATACAGTTCTTTGTTATTTTCCCATATATCACACATAAAAGTTCCGTAATAACGTGGATTGCGATCCTGATATTCTTTTCCACATCTGGCTCTCATATTAGAATATCTGCTCTGTTTCTCGTCCTTATTAAGTTTTCTAAAATTAATCATCTTTATCTGTTCTCCTTGTGAATATTTTTGTGACATATCCACACGAACCCATTACCTATCAGCACGAACATATTAGGTAATTGGCTTTAAGGAAAAACATCAATAAAGCCTTATTTTTCAATGCCTTTCAACTTTTTAACATAAAAATTTTTAGTAACAAATAACCATTTTCTTATAATTATTTTGAAAAATACTCAATCATTTTTGCTTTAATATCAGCAACAATGTATTCCAAATCATCACGTTTGAAATATTCAATGTTATGATGTTTCTTAAAATTGTACGCTTTGTTTTTTGCTGCTTTTTCTGTCAATCCAAGTAACATCAATAATTTCTTCATCTGACTTCCTGTAAAAATATAATCTCGTCTTGTCATCAAAAAGCTGTTGATACTCATAAATTCTCTGTCACGTTTCTTTTTAGCCAAATCTTCCAAATAAATTTCAGCCATATTCTCATTGAATCTGTTCTGAACTGCTTCAAATTCCTTTACGGCATTATCCAATCTCTCAAACCATACATTTAAGAATTCATGTTCAATATCACCATTCATACGAACACTTCTCAATTCCAGTCTGCTATAATATGGACTTCTATTCTGGCTCTCATCAGCTTTGTCATAAAATTCGACTTCTCTTAACTGATTCTTTGTAGCAAGACTTTTCGTTTTACCATTCCAAAAATTCTTTGTATCATACGTATTTTTGTCATTGGACGAATTAGCGATACAAGCAATCAACAATCTGTTCAACTTCGTATAATTGGCATAATACTTGTTGTTCATCGTATTAAAGCTCATATCTACACGCTTCCACTTAAAATCAGTTATTCCTAATTCTTCAAACACACCATCCATCACTCTTTTAAATTCTGAATAATCTGTCAGGATGTAACCGTTGTTCTCCTTATTAGGATTTACACGAATATAGGTTTCCTGCTTATCCTCATTCCTAACTTTACGAATATTGCAATTTGTAACAAACTTGTTACCATTGGCTTTATTCAAATCAAGGACTTGTGGTGTAATACCATTTCCAGTATGAAAACCTACGTGTGCATCAATCTCTCTTAAATATGCAAATTTCTTCTTTTCGTTCATAATATTTTTTCCTTTCCTTTATTACGTTGATTTGCATTTTAGGTAAGTATGAATATGTCACACTTACTTCTTCTCTTTTTAGGAATGAAAAAAACTCAATTTGCACACGCAACCGATTTCTCATATTTTTGAGCATAAAAAAAGCAAGGTATCTTTCAACCTTGCAATCGCAAAAATAAAATCGTTATCGTAAATCTCCTTATTTTTCTTGCGTTTTTTCATTTTTGATGTCAAAAATCAAATTTTAAGAAAATCATCGTTTTCCCTTGTATTTCTTGGCAAAAGTCCACTTTTGGAATAAAAAAATAATATCGTGACCTATATCGAGTTAGTGTATGCGTGTAGTAGCTAATATGTATTCTAATATTACAATCTGAATTTTCAGTTTTTACTACCCTCTCTTTTTCTTAGCTCTTATTAATGTACTTTTGCTAATTCCTGTCAAATCCTCAACTTGCTTATATGAATTACTGTCCAATAATTCTAAAGCATGTTCTATCTGCTTTCTACTATATTTTTTCGGTCTACCTTCCCTAAAATCGGGATTCTGTTTTGCAATAGCTTTTCCTTCCATTGTTCTCTCAACAATCATATCTCTTTCAAATTCAGCAAAAGCAAAAAATACATTCCTTATCAATTTTGAAGATGGTGTATTATCCATAACACCGATATTCAAAATATAAACCTTAATTCCTCTTTCAATTAAATCTGATACCAATTCACTACCTTGTGACATACTTCTTGCAAACCTGTCCAGCTTTGTGACAATCAGTGTATCACCTTTTTGTATCTTATTCATCAGCTTATCAAATTCAGGTCTATCTGTTTTCGTACCTGTAAAAGCATCCACATAAATTTCATTAGCACCTGATTCCCTCAAAGCCTTTTCTTGTGCTTCTAAACTATTCCCGTCTTTCGCTTGTCCTTTTGTACTTACTCTTGCATACCCATAAATCATAGTAAAATCTCCTTTCGCTTTTGACACCAAGTTATGACACCTCTCTATGTCTTGATTTTAATACATTTAATTTTCGGTGTCAATACTTTTGAGTTTTGACACTTTTACAATTTTAAAAAAAGGGCTATCCATCTGACAGCCCCTTATCTTTTCTCTTCTCTGCTCATTCATTTTATAACCTCCTAACTAATGAAAACAAGTATATCCCCATAATTTATTTAACACTTGTCCATCACTAGGAATTTCTGTATAACTACTCAATACCGTCTTAAGTCTATTATATTCATCTTCTGTAATATCAATACCATAGTCTCCTTTAACAGTATTTCTCCAATCATATTTATCCTGGCATTCTGGACGGAAATACCATTTCTTATAAATCATTTTTCCTGTTTCTGGATCTTTACCAGAAAATAGACAAGTAATTGTTCTACCAGTAGCAATCTCCGTTGTAACTGATCTTCCAAAATAAGGATTGTACTGCATATAAGCTAATTTGCCACGCTCAATTGCATCTTGCTTTTCACGTTCACTCATTTCAAATAACTGCTGTGTCCCTCTTCCATAAGAAGTGTCATACACTTTACTGCTATTCACACCAACAGTTGAATACAACTTAACCCCATTTCTATCAGTTGTCTCAACTCTCTTTACTCGTTCTCCATTAATGTAGTCATTGCATAATCTATCCGCATAATGGACATTCCCTTTTTCATCAACTGTACGAGTAATTTTCTTCATATCATAGTTATCTTTAGCTGCCTTTGCAGCACTTCCTGCATAAATTCCTAAGAATGCTAATAGTCCTCCGAACATAATCATCAACCACCCTTCTTATTTTACATTACTATTTTCTCCACTTTTCCATTTCATCTACAGACTTC